GATATATGGCAGCTAAAGTCCCAATTAGAACAGTTTATACCAACAATGTTGCAACAGGTTTGGCAGAATTTCAATCTGGTGAATTTATTGATTATGCAGTAGGTGGTACTGGACTTGCAGCATTAGGAAGTGCAGGTCAGGTTCTTAAAGTTAATTCGGGTGCAAGTGCATTAGAGTATGGTGCTGTTGAAGCAATTTTAAACATTGATGGAATGACCGATGGGTCATCTATTACTATTGTTGACGCTGACAAGTTTGCAATTTCAGATGGTGGTACAGAAAAATATATAACCGCTTCTCAATTATCAACTTACATTACTACTGAAGCTGGTGTTAATATTGAAGGTTTTCCTGACGGTACAGGAATTGGTGTTGCTGCTACTGATAAGTTATTAGTATCAGATAATGGTACAGAGAAGCAAGTTAATGTTTCACAAATTGATACTTATGTTTCAGCATCAATATCAACCCTTACAAATAAAACTTTAACAACTCCAACAATAACAACACCAATTGTTAATACAGGAATTTCATTAAAGAATGCGGCAACAAGTGCTGGTTATGCAGATTTTTATGAGGATTCAGATAATGGTACAAATTATGTTAGAGTAATTGGACCTGCTTCTACAGCAACTGTAACTCTTACTTTACCTGCTGCTACAGATACAGTTGTTGGTAAAGCAACTACTGATACTTTAACAAATAAATCAATTGATTTAGGTACTAATACTCTCACAGGTTCGTTAGCAGAATTTAATTCAGCATTACAAAGTGAAAGTTTTGCTTCATTAACTGGTTCAGAAACATTAACGAACAAGACTTTAACAAGTCCAGTTTTAAATACTGGTGTTTCTGGTTCAGCAATTAAAGATGAAGATAATATGGCAAGTGATTCAGCAACTCATTTGGCAACGCAACAATCAATTAAAGCTTATATTGCTACACAAGTAAGTGTTGGTGATATTACATCCGTTGTAGCCGGAACAGGTTTAACTGGTGGTGCAACGAGTGGAGCTGCAACACTAAATGTTATCGGTGGTACAGGTATCACAGCAAACGCAAATGATATAGCAATTGATTCAACTGTAACAACTTTAACAGGAACTCAAACATTAACAAACAAAACTTTAACAAGTCCAACTATTACTGGAACTGGTGCAATAGCTTCTGGTGCAATTACAAGTTCAGGAGTTGTAACAGGAACAGGATTCACAATTGGTAGTGCTTCTATTAATGAAGCAGAATTAGAAACAATTGATGGAATTACGGCAGGGACAGTTGCAGCAAGTAAAGCTGTTGTTGTTGATTCTAATAAAGATATAGGAACATTCCGAAACTTAACAATTGATGGAGTATTTACAGATGGTAATTATACATTTGATACATCTGGAAATGTTTCAGGTTTAGGAACAGTCGGTTCTGGTGCGATTACAAGTACAGGAGTTGTAACTGCCACAGGTTTTACAATTGGTAGTGCTGTAATAACAGAAGCAGAATTAGAGATTTTAGATGGTGCGACACTATCAACTACAGAATTAAATTATTTGGACATAACTACTCTAGGAACATCTCAAGCTTCTAAAGCAGTTACAGTAGATTCAGATGGTGATTTAATTATTCCTGATAGTGATAAGTTTGAATTTGGTGCAGGTAGTGATATGACTTTATATCACGATGGTACTAATTCTTATATTACAAATAAAACAGGTGCTTTGAAGATTGCAACGGAAACATCTGGTATTGCTTTAACGATAGGACATACAACTTCCGAGGTTACGGTTGCAGATAATTTAATTGTTACAGGAAATTTAACAGTAAGTGGTACGGAAACTATTCAAGATACAGTAACTATGCAGGCACAGAATGCTGTAGTATTTGAAGGTGCCACAGCAGATGATTTTGAAACAACTTTAACGATTGTTGACCCAACTGCTGACAGAACAGTTTATATGCCAAATGCAACAGGTTATTTACCTTTGTTGGCTGTGGCAAGTACAACAACTATTACAGCAACACCAGCAGAATTAAACTTGCTAGACGGTGTTTCTGGATTAGTTCAAGCAGATTTAACAAAATTGGCTGCAGTAGATGCTTCTGCCGCAGAATTAAATTATGTTGATGGAGTTACGAGTGCAATTCAGACACAAATGGACACAAAGGCAACAAAAGCCTTTTCTATTGCACAAGCTGTCGCATTGGGATAATAGATAAATAGTTTAGGAAGGTAAATATGGCAGAACCATTAAGTAAATCAACATTAAAAGAATATTGTTTAAGAGCATTGGGTAAACCTGTTGTGGATGTTAATGTAGATGATGACCAGGTAGATGATAGATTAGATGAAGGCTTGCAGTATTTCGCACAATACCATTATGACGGTGTTGAACGAATGTATTTAAAATATCAAGTAACTGCAGCTGACATTACTCGAGCTCGTGCTGATGAAACATTAACAACTGTTACAGATACGGCAGATTCTACAGTTACAGCAGTTTTTAAAGAAGGTAAAAATTATATACCTATGCCAAGTACTGTAATGTCGGTTTTACAAATATTTCCTTTTACAGATAAAAATAGTATGAATATGTTTGATGTTCGTTATCAATTACGATTAAATGATTTGTATGATTTTTCATCAACAAGCATTGTTCATTATGATATGGTGTTAAGACATTTAGACTTGTTAGACCACATACTAGTGGGAGAAAAACCGATACGATTTAATCAACACAATAATAGATTGTATATTGATATGGACTGGGCAAATGATGTATCAGTGGGTGATTATTTAATTATGGAAACTTGGAGAAAACTAGATCCTACAACATACACAGATGTTTATAATGATATATTTTTAAAGAAGTATTGTATTCAATTAATTAAAAGACAATGGGGTTCAAATTTAATTAAATTTGGAGGAGTGCAAATGTTGGGTGGTGTTACACTTAATGGTGAACAAATTTATCAGCAATCACAAGAAGAAATTACAAAATTAGAAGAACAAATACAATTATCATACGAGTTGCCACCAGAATACTTAATGGGTTAACATATGCCAACTAACGTTTATTTCGATACAGGCACGGTACAAGAAAAAAAACTTTATGAAGATTTAATCATAGAGCAACTTAAAGCATTTGGCCAAGACTGTTATTATTTGCCAAGAACATTGGTTGCTAGAGATACAATTCTTAACGAAGATTCATTATCAAAGTTTAGTGCTGCTTATATGATAGAGATGTATGTTGAAGATGTATCGGGTTTTGCTGGTGAAGGCGATTTAATTAGTAAGTTTGGTTTAGAAATAAGAGATGAAGTAACTTTTGTTGTATCTAGAAGAAGATTTGAGATGTTAGTAAGGGAGAGTGCTAATTTAATAGAAAGTTCTCGACCAAATGAAGGTGATTTAGTTTATTTAGATAGATTTAAAAAATTCTTTCAGATAGATTTTGTTGAACATGAAGATCCTTTTTATCAAGTACATGATTTACCTGTATATAAATTAAAATGTTCTGTTTATGAATATTCACATGAAGAATTTGATACTGGTATTCAAGAGATAGATAAAGTAGAAACAGATGAAGGTTTAAGTTTATTTACTCTACAGTTTGCATTAGAAACAGCAACAGGTATTGGTGCTTTACAATTAGAACCAGAATATGTAAATATCGTACAATTGGAAAGTGGCACAGATATTGCAAATGTGTTCCAATTAGAAAATGCAGCTGGACCTGGTATTCTATTAAGTGAAACAGAAGGTGAGGATATCTTGACGGAAGATCAATCGGATGTAATCGGTTCATTGTTAGATGAAGATGGTAATACAATTGCAATGGAAGATGATTTAGCACAAATTACTTATCTAATTCAAGAAGTTGAAAACATAGAAACAATAGATGAGCGAGCACAAAATGTAAGTTTTGATACAGCCGCAGGATTTGATACATTTACAACAGAAGATGATATACTTGATTTTACTGAAAGAAATCCATTTGGTGACCCAAAACCCTAAAGGAGTAAAGAATGTTTAATGATAATTTCTACCATGAATTAGTCCGTAAAACGGTTGTTGCTTTCGGTACATTGTTCAACAACATATATGTTGTAAGAAAAGAGAGTTCCGGAAAAATAACACAAAGGATGAAAGTTCCTTTAGCATATGGACCAAAAGCAAAATTTTTAGCACGATTAGATGAGGAAGCAAAACTTACAGGTACTCAAGCAAAAACGACAGCAATTACCTTGCCGAGAATTGGATTTGAGATGACTGGCTTGTCATACGATTCTACAAGAAAGTTAAATCGCATACAAAAATATAAAAAATCAAAGGCTTCAGATACAAAAACACAACTACAACAGTTTATGCCTGTTCCGTATAATGTAGGTTTTAGTTTATTTACGATGGCAAAAAATAGTGATGATGCTTTACAGATAGTTGAGCAGATTTTACCATATTTTCAACCAGACTATACAGTTACACTTAATGCTATACCGGAACTCGACATAGTAAGGGACATTCCTATTATTTTAAATGATGTATCCTATGAAGATAGTTATGATGGAGCATTTACAGTTCGAAGGGTGTTAACATATACTTTAACATTTACAGCAAAAGTATATTTATATGGACCTGTACAAAGTCAAAAAGTTATTAAGCAAGTACAAGTTGACCAATTTACAGATACGAAAATTGCTACTGCAAAGCGTGAGCAACGATATACTGTTACACCGGATCCTGTGACCGCAACAGGTGATGATAATTTTGGATTTAATGAAACACAATCTTTTTATCAAGATGCTGATGTGTTTGATCCTGTTACAGGAGAAGATAAAGATGTATAGATTATGCCTAAAACAACCGAAGATAAATTAAACGAGATTTTAGAGATAACAAAAATTGTTCCTACTATAAAAGAAACAAAAACTGTTATTCCTAGACCTAAAGATGATGAAGATGTAAACTCCGATTACAAGTATAGTCGGGAAAATTTTTACAGTCTTATTGAACGTGGACAGGACGCAATAGACGGTATTATTGATTTAGCAAAAGAGAGTGAACACCCACGTACCTATGAGGTAGCCGGACAATTAATAAAGAATGTGGGAGAGGTTACCGAAAAATTACTAGACTTACAGAAGAAACTTAAAGACCTTAAAGAGGTGCCGAATACGGCACCGAGAAATGTAACTAACGCCTTGTTTGTTGGTTCTACTGCTGAATTGCAGAAGGTGTTAAAGAAAAAAACATAGAGGTCAGAAAAATGAGGATCCAAATATGTTTAATAAGTCAGACCACAATGGGAGACCTTTAAAAGGACTCTCTTTAAAGAATTTAAAGAAAAAGGTAAACAAATTAGAAGAAGAAAGAACATACGATAGGTCATTTTCCACATGGAAATATTTAAAAGACCTAAAGAAATTAAAACTGAAACTGAAGGACCAATTAAAAGATGGTAAATGAACATTATTTAGGCAATCCCAATCTTAAAAAAGCAAACACACAACTTGAATTTACAAAAGAAAATATAATTGAATTTAAAAAGTGTGAAAAAGATCCTGTTTATTTTATTCAAAAGTACATTCGCATTACATTATGGATTAGTTCCATTTAAGTTATATGATTTTCAAAAAGACATGGTTGGAACATTTCATAATAATCGCTATGCAATATGTAAGTTGCCTAGACAATCGGGAAAATCTACAACAATTATAGCTTATATTTTACATTATTGTATCTTTAATCCAAGTGTTAATGTTGCAATACTGGCTAACAAAGCACAAGTTGCTAGAGATTTGTTAGGCCGTTTGCAACTTGCATATGAAAATTTACCCAAATGGTTGCAACAAGGAATTATTAGTTGGAACAAAGGTAGTTTGGAGTTAGAGAATAGTAGTAAGATATTAGCAAGTGCAACATCATCAAGTGCTGTTCGTGGTGGTGCATATAATATTATTTTTTTAGATGAGTTTGCTTATGTACCCAATAATATTGCTGAACAGTTTTTTAGTTCAGTATATCCAACAATTTCATCTGGTAAAACATCTAAAGTAATTATTGTATCAACACCACATGGTATGAATATGTTTTACAAGTTGTGGCGAGATGCTGTAAATAAAAATAATAGTTATGTTCCTATTGAAGTTCATTGGTCTGAAATACCTGGACGTGATGAAGATTGGAAAAAAGAAACAATTAAGAATACAAGTGAAGCACAATTTAGAACGGAGTTTGAATGTGAATTTTTAGGTTCTGTTAATACATTAATAAGTCCATCTAAATTAAGAATAATGTCTTATCAAACACCTTTGAAATCAAGTGCAGGATTAGATATCTATGAAGAAGTAAAGAAAGATAGAAGATATTGTATAACTGTTGATGTTGCAAGAGGTGATTTAAACGATGCTTCTGCTTTTGTTATCTTTGATGTTACAACAATACCATATCAAATTGTGGGCAAGTATAAAAACAATGAGATTAAACCAATGATATTTCCACAAATAATAGAAAAAATTGCTAAAAACTATAATCAGGCAGAAATTCTTGTGGAAGTAAATGATATTGGTGGACAAGTTGCAGATACATTACATTATGAGTTGGAATATGATAATCTTATAATGGTATCACAACGAGGTCGTGCAGGACAAATTGCTGGTTCAGGATTTAGTGGTAAGGGTGCTCAATTGGGTGTGCGAACAACAAAAGCAATAAAAAAATTAGGTTGTTCAAATTTAAAAACTATGGTTGAGCATGATAAGTTACTGTTTAATGACTTCGATATCATATCAGAAATGTCAACATATATATTAAAAGGTACATCCAAATATGAAGCTGATGATGGTTGTAGTGATGATTTGATGATGTGTTGTGTTCTTTTTGCTTGGTTATCAAATCAAACATATTTTAAAGAGTTAACAGATCAGGATATACGAGCAAGATTGTATGAAGATCAGAAAAATGCTATTGAACAAGATATGGCACCTTTTGGATTCATTGATGATGGTGTTGTTCCTTTTGAAGAAGAAAAATTTGCTGATCCATATGGACAAGTGTGGCAACCTGTTAAAATCATTAAGGGAGAGTAATTTATAAATAGTTTAGACTAAAACCATAACTACATAAGGAGAAACAAGATGGCTTTTCAAGTATCACCTGGTGTTCTCGTAACTGAAAAGGATCTCACTAATATTATACCTGCGGTATCTACAAGTATTGCAGGAATTGTAGTAGGAGCTGAGAAAGGGCCGATGGACGAAATCGTTGCGATTTCAAGTGAAGATGAATATGTTAGAATATTTGGAAAACCAGATTCTGACACTTTTGAATTTTTCTTTAGTGCAACCAACTTTTTAAAATACGGAAACGCCTTACGAGTTGTAAGAGCAACTACGAGTAATGTTAATGCTGTAACGTCAGGAACGGCAATACAGATTAAGAATACTCAACACTATCTTGATATTTATTCTGGTGGAGCAGGTTCTGTCGGAGCTTGGGCTGCAAGAGAAGCGGGAGATGTTGGTAATAACTTAAAAGTATCAATGTGTACCAATTCAACAGCTTTTGGACCGCACGGAATGGGTGGCAATCTTGTCGCAGGCGCAGTAGCGTTAGCGGCAACATCTGTTACCGTTGATGATGGTTCTCTATTACAAGTTGGAGATTTGGTGGAGTTTGGAAGCACGG